AACTCCGTTTCTTTGTAGTTCTGGTGCATATTTATAGTCGTTATGTTTAATTAAACTACAGCTCTTTAAGATATACTTTTCATCTTTTTTGATTAGCGGGACGCAGCGTCGATGCTCATACCCACGCGGGACGTTCTCAAAAGCCAAACCCATCGAACTTCGATCTGCAATTGGCCAGTTCCTAATCCCTATTTTTTCGTAGCTTTTTTGAGGATCATAACTGTCCGAACGAATGTAACGCTCACCATCTGTTTGATCTAAAATCATCGCTCCGTAATACGGATTAGCTGCTTGAACAAACAGACTAATCTCGTGGTCAACAACTAAAATCTTAGGAACTGTAAAACCAACATCAGACCAAACGTTAGGCGTAGTACCCATCAGCGAATACTCATAGTGATTATCAAAGGGAACTAAACGATCCTGATACTCCTCATACCGCACGAAACCGGGCTCAAACCCGAGTCCGTTTAGCCTCTGTTTCCACGCCAGCCAGTAGTTGAAGTTCTCCAAGGTCAAGGTCATATCATTTTCCTGGTAGATATAAAAATCATGGCGCCGATTCAGAATCTCAAGCGCTAGGTCTGTTTTATGTGCCCAGGTCAAATACCAGCCTTCGTACCCAGGACTAGCGACCTTGACTTCTGTATCTAACGTAGGAAAGAGGGATAAGGACCGCTCTAAAAAATCCAAACTGTCTTGAGAGTCATAATCGACATAGACACACACAGTAACCTTAAAAGGAAACTTAGTGTACTGATGAACGGTGTCAAGCAACGTACTTAAACGATCCAACGGGCGGTGCGCTGTGATCGCAACCCAGATCCGCTTCATGTCAGTACTCAACTGAGAAATTGCCGCGACGCTGCAGGAAGGTTATCAGCCAGGTGTACGCATCGAGTAAATCGTCATGAGACGTAGCACCCACATTTATCAGTTGCTCAAAAAGCGCATCAAACTTTCTATATTTGTTAAACACCACCTTTTTGTGCTCAAGGATCCCGAGCGTTCCTCTAAAGCGAGACAGCTTGTCACCCCGGAAACCCTTCACCTCATGGATATGTAAATTGGTCAACCCGCGCTCATTGATCAGCACCCGTCGAATATCAGCAGCAAGAGAAGCCTGATAAGCGACGGATTCCACCACGAGAGTCACCGTGGAGTAAGTAGGAGCGTACTGATCATCATGTTTAACCAAAATCCCCCACTCAAGCAGCATGTCGCATAACAAGTCTATCTTCTCCAGATTCCCGATACTTCGGCACTGGTGAGCATCGATGATGTAATACATATCTTTGAGCCGACCGCCCAGCACAAACGCTGTGTAGTCGCTGGTTTCATTGCGGCTGGCCGAAAGATCGATACCAACAGCAAGCGAATCAAACTCTGTAACTACCTCACCTTTTACGAGAAGCTCAGGCGAAACAATCAAGTCAGAGGTAAGGACGGGCTGTTGCTGGTACTGGAAAGCAAACGCTACGGGGTCTAGCTCTTTCTGCTGCTGCAGATAACTAACCGACCACTGTTCGGGCCAGTAACTCACCGGATTTCCGTGACTGTCGTAGGTCAGAGCCTCCTGCGTTACCTGTTTCCAGCCCTTTGATTCAACAAACAAAGTTTTGTGAATATCAAGAGGATGGAATCGAGTTCCCAAACAGATCGATCGACCGCCTTCAAAAATAATCGGGGCGATAACCGACGACCAGTTGTTGTTCATTTCCTCCCGAATGGAAGGGTTTTTAATATCTGTACTGGATTTTATAGGGTCATCAATAATAACAAGGTGAGCACGTTTTGACGTAATTGATCCCCGCAGCCCAGCAGCTCTTAATGTAAATTCTTCATCGCCCACGCGGGGAATACCTGCGTAGTCGAAGTCAATCGACCAACCAACGTCAGACTGCATACCAGTCTTCAGCTTGACTCTTGGAAAAATTTTCTTGAACTCAACCGAGTCGATGATCTGTTTGATGATCCGACTCTTAGGAATAGCAGTGTTGATGTTGTACGAGACGTAAATAATCTGTAGCGGCATCTGGGCAGACGTGTGCCTCCCAATAATCCAGGCGGTGAACAAGTTAAGCACCGTGGACTTTGCTGAACCCCTAGGGCTCAGGATATCAAGGTTTGGCCCTGCAATATCTATAAGGTACTTGTTTGAATCTCCAGTTATAAGGTGCTGGTGCCACTCCAGCATATGTTTAGCCGGGGGTTTATCAAGGACCGTACAAAACGTCTGAAAGTCATTAGCCGCTTTAGTGTATATGTTGTCTACAACGACAGGACCGGACTCCTGCGCACGGACTGCTTTTATTTGAGCAGCTCGGCGATACGCAAAAGATTCCCGGCTCGGCATATCAGTATCCTGACAGTGTTGCTATAGTAGCTCTATCCAGATTCTACAGCCGGATGGCGAAAATTCTGTGGTACGGAGACGCGTGCTCTAATACCGGATTCGGGCGAGTTACACACAGCGTACTCGATTATCTACATAAAGATCACGAAGTTACAGTTATCGGCATCAACGCCGTAGGGGATCCTCACGATTACCCCTTTAAGATCTACCCTGCCGCCACGGTGAACGCTCCTGATCGATTCGGGATTCAGCGTCTGCCGGAAATCGTATCCAAAGTACAGCCTGATGTTTTTATCGGCCTGAACGATATCTGGGTATTGAATCAGGTCTGGGAGACTGTCCATTTTCTGAAAGAACAGCACAAATTTAAGTTTTTTGCGTACTTCCCTACGGATAGTGAGGCCTACTACCCAGACATGCTCCGGAACATCGAGCACTGGGATTTGGCCACGACGTTCACCGTGGGAAGTGCAGAGCGTCTATTAGCTCACAAGATCAAACCCGAACGGATGGCAGTCCTCCCGCACGGGGTTGATAACGAACGGTTCAAACCCATGTCTCGTGATGAAGCTCGTGACAGCTTGGGTCTGCCGAAAGACAAATTCATCGTTTTCAACGGAAACCGAAACCAACCCCGCAAACGGATTGACCTGACTGTTCAGGCTTTTGCCAAATTTGCAGTCGATAAACCAGACACCCTGCTGTATCTGCACATGGGTCTAAAAGATCTGGGATGGGACATTATGCCCATGTTCCAGCGGGAAATGGAACGGTACGGCTTAGATCCGTACAATCGCTTGATCCTCACTTCAAACTCAATTTCTTATCTAGATGCGCCGCCCGACGAACTGCTGAACAGGATCTACAACGCCACGGACGTTGGACTGAACACAGCCGATGGTGAAGGTTGGGGTCTAGTCAGCTTCGAACACGCTGGTTGCCGTAAGCCTCAAGTTGTCCCTAATCACACAGTCTGCAAAGATTTGTGGGGTGGGGCAGGTATGCTTGCAGATATTGCAACTTGGGTAACGGACAAAGATCTCGGCGTGGTTCGCGGCCTTGTCAACATCGACAGTGTTGCCGACTGCCTCACAGAACTGTACAAAGATAAAGAAACGTACGAGGAAGTTGCTGACGCTTGCTACGCGTTGACGCAACGTAAGGAATACAGATGGAAGCACATTGCCAACGGATTTTCTAAAGCAGTCACTGATCTTCTTGCTTGATTATGCAATCAACTAATCGTTTTTTCCACGCGTACTCCGGCGTGGCGCAACTGATCAAAAACGAAGAAGAAGGGATCCCAAACGTCTATCGACAGGCGGAAGCATTAGGGGGCACTTTCACAAGAATCATCAAAGGTCTTCCTGAAAAGTCTGTAGCTAACTTCAGCCCCAGCATCATCAAGCATGGCGACAGAACTCTTATCGCGTGGCGAACACAACCCGAACCCTTCTGTTTTCGCTACGACCGGAACTACTTCTATCTGAACGAAACCCCTACGGATGTGTATCTAGGGGAATTGGCTAACGACACAACCATCATTGGCGCCAAAAAAATTCGGTCGAAACCTCACAAACTCAGCTACGAAGATCCACGGCTGTTCCACGGTCCCGACGAAGAACTGTACATTCAGTTCGTAGGGTCAACGTACGCAAGTCGATACAACAAAGGCGACAAGAAACTGTTCGATCAACCAAAAGTTGTTGTCTGCTATATCAGCCCAGAAGGAGAAGCTCTATACCCGGCAATCCCTCCCATTGGCGAGAACAAAGTAATTGGCAAAGCTGAGAAGAACTGGTGCTTCTTCGCAGATCAAGGTGAACTGAAGTGCCTTTACTCAACCAGACCTTTAAAGATCGAATGCGAAAAAGGTAAGACCATTGAAACAAACACAGATGTACTCGATACAGTAACCGGCGGTTCCCCTACGTTTAACTCGCTGCCGCCGATCAACCTCGGCTACGGGCATCTTGTGTTTTACCACTGGAAGCACATGACCCGAGACAGCAAGGGGTTCTCATACTTGCTGTATCACCTGGGCGCTTATCTTATCGACAAAGACTTCTCTAAGATCCTCTATGTTGATAAAAAACCTCTGTTCAGTGGATCCCTGAACGACAAGATCATTTCGTGGACAGATACAGGCGGAAACGTAGTGTCATTTCAACCCGCAGTGATCTTGCCGTTTGGGGGCTACATCGAAAACGCTGACCTAGTGCTTTCTCTAGGTGTAAACGATGCCTTTATGGGGATCTTCAGGTGCCCCTTGGAAAATATTATGAAGAGACTCGAAAGAGTAGATTAACTCTTTTCTTCGCGCTCAAGAACAGACCAGACCAACATCGAAGCGTCTTCCAGCAACGTCTGGATTGTCGGCTGAGATTCAAAGGTCTGGTTTAGTTCGCGAAGGCAACGGTCGGCGCCAGCCAGGAGCAGACCACGGCGGTCCATACCATCAGACATCGCCCGAACGGATTGGATATGGGAACGTAACTCTTTCTGCAAAGCGGAGATTTTAGTAGCCGCCGTGGCATGGTCTAACATGCCTGTAACGGTCATATCCCGAACTTTACGAATATCATCTTGCAGCTCATCAATCTCGACAAGCAAGACTTTACGTAAATCAGTCTTCGGGTACTTCTCCTGTATCCACGCGGTTAAATCACTGATGCTGCCCTGGTACTTAGGGTTCAGGAACCGGGCGTACAAATAAGCTTCTACGTCACTAGCTGCGTTCTTAGCGTAGTGAACAAAC